CAAGCGAAGAACCACCAGCGACTGTTAAATAATCGCTTCCATCAAAATACCCACTACCACCTACAGTAGCTGCGCTGTATGCAGCAGTAGGTAAGAATGGGCTGAATGCTTGGACGGATGTATCTCCACTAGGAGTCATCACAAATGCGTTAGTGCTATTGTCAACAAAACGGCTGGATTGACAAGTAAGCAACTCAACCTCTGTTGCTGTAGCACCTTGACTAGTGGTCGTTAATGATGACGTACTTGGCGTAAAGGCTCCTGTGTATAACGCAGTTCCTTTAACAACACGAAGATTGGAAATATATCCGTTAATAGTGCCACCCCAATATTGTCCTATTCTAAATCTTGGTGTGGTTCCCCCATTAAGTGTAATCGTGGCACTACTTGAAGTATTGCCCTCATCAACACCATTTAAATATAATCGAATTACACCAGAGTTTCTTACTAAAGCAACATGATACCATTGTGAAATAGATAATGTACTATTAGATGCTATTATAAAACTAGCGTTGTTAATATTTTCTGCCCAAATACTTAATTTATTAGAGGCAGTTCCATGACTAATAATTGCCGCAAATGCTCCAGAAGTAAAACTGCCATGATTGCTTGATATTGGGGCAGAAATACTTAAAGAATTTAAGTACATAAAAAATTCAATAGTAAAGTTACCATCTAAAACTAAATTGGTATCACCCGGAGTTAGTAGAGAATCTGAAGTACCATCAAAGAAATTACTCCACCCAGTTTGACTAAACGGCGAGAACGTACCCTGCGTCCTGTTCCCGTTGCTGGTGATGGTAAAGTTGTTAGTAGACGAATCTAGGAACGTATTGTTTTGCGCTCCGTTCGTACCGTTGCCGGGAAGTAAAAGCGTCACTAAATTAAAGTACGCATCAGTAATTGCTGATGACACAGCACCTAGCAGCATTGACATAATCCCACTCATGTCAGCCCCTTAGGTTACGTTGCCAGTTACAACGCAGACCGTACCGCTAATAAACAGAATCGTAGCTACACCACGAGTTGCTAACGTCATCGTATCCTTATCTGTATTCGCTCCAGCAATATAAGCTGTCGTAATTGAACAGGTAATCGTTATGTTTCCTGTCGTATTGTTAAAGATAGAAACAATGTCACCAGCAGAGAATGTGCTGTTAGGGATAGTGACTGACCCACCAGAACCAACGCCAACAAACTCACCAACGTCAGACGTAGCCAAAGTGTAAGAAGTAGTCTTGTCCGATCCCGACTGCGGAACATTCAGAAACCCTAAAGTAACCCCATCCATGTTGGGTAATGTCTGAGTGAGATTGCTATTAGTGTTAGCAGATTGCAAAGTGTGTGTACCTGTACCACTCGCATTACCCTGAACTTTTAAGTTACTCATGTTATTTCCTTAACCAAAAACTAGCCATGAACTGCTAGTAGGCACAGTTACCGATGAACCTGTCGTAATAGTGATTTCACCGTAGCTGATCCCACGATTTCCTGACGTTATCGAATAAGCACCTGATACCGTAGGCGTGTTTTCCCATATCGGGAATAGAACCGCATTACCTGATGTCTCTTTGTAAACAGCCCTATCCGCTGGATACGTTACAAAGACTTCCTTAGAGCCAGCAGAGAAGTTAACCTTCGCATCACTATTAGATGACTGTAGAACGGTATCCCGGCTTAACGTACCACTTCCGACCGTACCTATTCCGGTTTCCCATTCGTTCCCTAAAACAATCGCGTAATAGGTGTTATTGCCGCTACCAATGCCAGCAGCAAAGGTCTGATACCCCGGAGAAGCACCGTCTAACGTGACAGTACCCGTACCCGTAGTAGCAGTTGTTTCCTTTACCCGATCATTAACGATGAAAGGCATATCAAGCCAACGTCACGCTAAGGTTGCCACTAGAAATCGTGAAAATATCGCCTGTACCCACAGTCTTAGCCTCATCCAAAGCTGTGTGATACAAGAGATTTCCGCTAGTAGCAGCGTCCAAAATACCGATCCAGCCAATCGTTCCCCATGAAGCCGTAGCCGTAGGAAACACGACACTCGCTGAGTTCGTTGTCACACCGTTACTAGGCGCACCAAACGTCACCGCAGTACGAGCATACGAACCACCAGATACCTCAGTACCTGTGTTCGCATCCGTTGGGTCAGTAGTGAACAGACCGACATAAACTGTTGCCGGACTCGTATAAGTTGTGTTTCTCAAAGTCGCGTTAATCAGCGCATCTTCGAGGTAGTTACTCATTTCTGCCATGATTTACCTCACGTTATAAGACATTGACATAGGTTGACCGCTGTACTCACTCGACTGGTCAGACGTATTGATAGCAGCTATCGCACGTTCGTACAAAGCACCCCAAGTCTGCAATCGAGCATCATTCATCAGATACGGCTCTGCCTCACCTAACGACGCATACAGCAACGCATCAGGATAGTTAGCCAAGAACGTATTGCTAGCGTTTGAGTCACTCAAGAGCGTAGGCTTAGAGTAATACAACATTTGCAACGTATATGCGGTATCTGGAATCGGAGCTAATTGAATCTCTGAGCCGAGAATCGTGTAGTCCACAGGTCTGCCACTCTCAGTCGTTCTGGCAGTCTCGTAGAAGCTGTTAGGAGCCTTGTAGCGCAACGTAAACACAGGATTAGTGTTCAGGTGTATATCGCGCATCTCAAGGAAATCAGTCGGTAATCCAACCGTAGAGTCACCGCCAGTCGTTGTCGCTGTGGCAACTACTAGCATCTGACGAGTCCGAATGTCTCGTCTCAGTCGTTCTTCCGCTAACCGGATGAAGTCAGGAATGACGGTAGTTAGATCACTACGAGCTAGATAGCTTGCTACCGTAGTCCTTAATTCAGAATAGTTAGCAAAAGGCATATTATTCCTCTAATTGCTCAAAATCTTTCCATCCGTACTCATAGGTTCCTATGTGTCGAATGTGCATAGACAACTCATGGTCAACGTAAGTCTGGAATCCTTCACCACCAGCCTTGACGCAGAAATAAACATCCTCGCCACAGACTCCATTCTTACCCCATCCAGCATCAAACCACGGTCTGCCAGTCTTTTCAAATACTTCCTTGCGGATCAGTACAGCACCAAAGCCAATCGCTGTAACTTCCTCAATACCCTCTTTACCACGGCTATCGATGTTCTCCCATTTATGGACTAACGTATCACCGTCCATATACTTCGTCATCATCTTAGCCGTAGGTGTTACAGGCTTCCTTCTCGTAGTCGCATTAACGCCAACTATAGGCACTTCACGACTCAGCAGAATAGTAATGATGTCAGGAGGAAACCGCATATCGCTGTCCACAAAGAACAACGCATCACAGCCCTCTTTCAACGCTACCTCTGCCAACTTCTCACGCTGGTCAAATATCAGCGTTCCCGGCATCGTATAAAGGCTTAAACCACCCTTACCGTCCTTGCATCTGACAGACGCATCATGTGCAGCCATCTTCGCAAAGTCAAACGCAAACGCCGTGTGAACCTCATCCCTAGCAGGAACGCAAACACCAACTCTCATACAGTACCCTTATACGTTTTCCAAACAGAATTGTCAGGATCGTTCAGCCACTTAGCGAATCCAACGTCATCCACCACGTTAAAGCCCTTCATAATCCCTTTCTGGTTCAGTACGTCAATCACCGTAAAGGGTATTCTGGCTACATGGTGCATCTCGTTAAGATGTCCAGTTCTCTGCTTATCGAAATCTAACTGAGCCTTGTTAGCCTCAATGATCTCGGTTACATCCTGCTTGGTTTCGATGACAATCCCGCCGTCACCGTCCTCAAATACTGTCTGAGTCCGTATAGGTTTACTCATAAATCCTTTCGTAGGTCTCCTCGACCCTAGAGCCGAGGAGATTTGCTACTAAAATGTTTACAAACTCATATCTAAATCGGCGATTATGCCATGAGCTGCTTCGTTCTTAACTTCCAGCGTGACTTCAGCAAGCAACTGAGTATTCTCAGAGTCACCAGTCTTAGCCAGATCGCTAGTCTGGAACGGACGCAGATACGCTAGTGCTGCGTATTCTGGATCGAGTACCAGAGCTTCACGGGTACGCATGAAGCGGTTAGGAACAACCGACATCGTGCCAAAGTCAGACATATAAACGTCAGCAGCACCGATAATGGTGGTCGGAGTATTGCCCGGAGCCATGTAACGCTGTGCAGCGATACCAGCAAACGAGCTAACCTTCTGCTTACCAGCAGCACCAACCATCAGAATCTTAGGCGAACCACCCGAAGTAAATACCTCTGCAACAACAGTTTTCAGCAGAGTCTCGGTGAAAGTACGCTGAGTACCGTCAGTACGAGTCGATACGCCGATAGTTGCTGGATCGGAACCGTCAGAAGCCTTGTCCGAGTTAGTCTTGATCCACGACAGGATCGAACCCAACTTACGAGCGATTGTCGATGTACCAGCCGAACGACCTTGGTTAGCCAAAAGAATTGTCTCTAGGTCTCTCTTTAGCTCGCTGGATGCTTTAGCGAGTTGGTACGCTTTTTCGGCTTTTCTGCCTGCTTTGTTAACAGTATCCAGAGTGCCAGAAACCTGAACGGTCTTCTGGATGATCTGGGTGTAGTTACCAAGACGAACGGTAGGTGACAGAGTTGCCGATGTAGCGTCAGCACCTTCAATCGCAGCGTTAGCAGTCGTAGCAGCAGCCAACGAGTCAGTCTGCCACTCGTGATACACAGCAGTTGCCTTGGTCTTGCCAATCGATGACATAAACGGAGTTTCCGTTGGAGAAATGTCATAGATGATGTCGGTCAAATCTTCCCGCTGACCAATCGCGGTATGTGCTGTAAATGTAGGCATGATAGTTCCTATAAGAATCGTTCAAATGCTCTTGCGGCATCAGCTACCCTTCCGGTTTGCTTTGCTCGCGCCTTTAACTTATTCAGTTCTTCGTTACCGTCTCTGCTCTTTCCAACACCCGACTTCATAACTTTCGGGGCTTCGTTCACCTTCTTCGTGATGGCAGGTTTAGAGCTTTGCAACTTATCGTATTGCATCGCCTTGTATAACGCTAGAACTGCGCGAGAGTCATAAACTCCCGCTAACTCTTGTTCAGAGAAACCTAGTTTGAGTCCAAACTCCCTAAGTTCCCGCTTCATCGCATCACCACGCTTCGGGTCAGCATACTCAGGAATAACCTCTGCCAGCTTACGAGCCTCAGCCTGTATTACAGACCCTAGCTGTTCCTGACGTTCCTGCTCCTGCTGCATCGCAATTCGCTGTCGTTCAGCCTGAACTTGAGCTAACTGCTTTTCCCGCTGACTTAGTTCTGCGACCTTAACGGCATAACCGATAGGATCGTTTTCCTTCAAATAGTCCAGATTCTCTGTCTCTGGCTGCTGGTTGAGCATCTGCTCGATAACCTGCAACCGTTCCGCATACTGGTCTCGTAGGTACTTGGCTTCCTCGATACGCTGTCGTTCAGCCTCGACTACCTTACGTTCTTCAGCTACGGCTTGCGATTTCTTTGTATAGTCTGTGCCAAGTTGATAAGACTTGATTAGCTCATCAAGGGTTACATCACGTTCTTCTCCGGCTGCTTTCACCCGGAACGTCTGAGGCTCCTCTTGCTCATCCTGCTCATCTTCTTGTTCTACCTCATCAGAATCGTCTGCTTGCGCTTCATATTCCTCAGATTCGGCTTCGCTATCGTTGGCTTCGGTTTGAGATTCAGGTTGTTCCTGTTCGGAGCCTTCTTCCCCACCCATAAGACCCAAAATAGCGTCAGCTGCACTACCTACATTCAACTCTGGACTACCGGATTCCGGTGTCGTTCCTTGAGTATCGCTCATCTTTTCTTTCCTAAATTATATCGGGAACCGCCCGAAACGGGTTACAAAATCTTTAACCGCTTCTCCTCAATTAGCTTGTCTGACGCTAACCCTTCGAGATACGTTTCAATCAACTCTAATGCCCTCAACTGACGATAAGCAGACTCTCTAACCTCTACCTGACCATAATCGCTAGTTGCAAACTTGGCAATCTCTTGCGACCGGAGTTCTTCCATCATTTCCTGAAAGTTCTCGTCCTTCAGGAGTATCTCAGCCCAATATGCTTTACTCATGCTGTCAGATTCCCTAGCTCTTTAATCGCCTTCAGGACAATATCAGCCTGTTTAGCTCTCGTATCCTCATCAGCCAAGTCCATCGCTAAGATAGCCTGTAGCTGCTTAACCGCTAACTCAGCCTCACGAATCCTCATGTCAGCCTCTTGCTGTTGGGCTTTCATGCTCATTTCCATGCCCTTACGGGTAAACTCAGCCTCTAACGACTGACGCTCTAGGTCTAGCTTCGCAGCCTCAATCTGAGTCTTAGCTTCGGTCTTTTCACGCTCTACCTGAGCCAACATCTGAGCTACTTCAGCCTGTTGATCTGGTGTTGGCGGCTGTGGCTGAGACAACTGCTCGTTCAACTCAGGAGAAATCTCGTTAATGAAAGCGTTAGCATCCTTGAAACCAGACGCTTCAATCATTCGAGCCAAGGTATCTCGGTACTGAGCAACGCTAACCAACGGATTACTTGCACCGAACTGAGTCAGAATCTGCTCCTGCTTGCCCATAATCATCTGGAGCATAGCCAGTTTCTGCTCACGATCCCCTGAACCCAACCCTACGTTAATGGCTACGTCGTACTGGTTAGTCCAAGTCCGAGGGTCAAACGTCACAAACTTGCCACGCATACGGACAATCTTTGCCTGATCCTGATACTTGCCCAATAGGTGCAGAATCCCCTTAAACAAGCTCTTAACGCCTGTCTCCGCAAAGATACGAGCAATCAACTCCAGCTTGCCAGAGTTCGACTTCATCATCGCAGCAATAGCCGTAGCCGAGACATTGTTCAGCACATCTGGATCAAGACCCTGTTGCTGGTCATTAACACCTGTCCGTTTAGCCTGAACCGAGTCCATGTACTCAAGCAATGGGAAAGCCTGAGCAGTTACCGCAGGAACCTCTACCGGCGTAATCGCACCAGCAGATTTCATACGGATCAATCCACCCGGAGTAGCGTTCAACGCATCATCCAGATTAACCTGACCCTCAACCACGCCTAAACGAGCATTGTTCGTCAGATACAAGTTATCAAGCATCTGTCTCGTAACAGTAGACTTGATTAGCTGAATGTCCATAGTCCGGTCTGCCAACGACTGACCGAAGAACTTATGCGGAATCGGGATAGGACAGAGACTGTGGAACGGAACTAGGTCACATTCCTCGTCATCGAGGATTTCGTTGCCAGAATAGGTAATCTTGCGTAGTTCGGCTATACCATCGCCATTAACGTCGATATGGATGTAGCACTCGTAGACCTCAACCACCTGCATCGTGTAGTCAAGGCTGATGTTCTCATCCGGCTGCTCACCTTGAGAAAACCTAGCTACTCGTTCAGGAGTGTACTGAAGGTCATCATAGCTAGGCAAACCTTCCACAATGTCCTTATCGAACCCCATAGCCGTTAGCTCTGAGCGCGTCATCAATCGACGGTGAGCTACGAAAGGACTATCCTCAATGGTTCGTGCAGACTTGCTAATCAGGAATTCTTCCGGCGGTACGTTCTCAATCTTTACACAGCCGTATTTCTTAACCGTCTTGACCTTGACCGTGTACATAGGAATCTGAATAGGCATCCCCATCATATCCACGCCACCATCAAGCATCTCAACCTTCTGGCTAGTTACCTCAATGCTCGGATCACTCAAGAGCAGAGCTAACTCATCTTCAGTCAGGTTCTTATATGTTTCCTTGTTGACATCCTCTTTAGCTTCCCAATACGCCTTGACTACGCCGACCTTCTGCATCAGCGCATCTTTGAACCAGTTGTGCAGGATGATTAGACCGTCATTCTCACGATAAAAGACCCAGTTACAGTAGTCTGTAGCCTGTCTAGCGGACTCCTCATCTTCTGGAGTCTGAGGCTCAAATGAGACAATATCCTCGGTAGTCGTAAAGACTCGGATAAGCTGTGGCAATGCTCCGTCAATAGCTTCTGCTACCTCGCCGGTAACAATCTGGCTACGACCTTCTACCTCGTTGCCATAGGGATAACGCAGGTAATACTCTAGTGCCTTAGCACGTTGGTCGGTAGTCTCGGTATCGACATAGCCAATCGCATTGTCGATTTCATTCTCAAGAATACTCTTGATCTGCCCTTCGTCCATCTTCATAGCAAACCCCTAAGTTTTGCTCATTATACAATCCATTTAGTCGAAATTGGCAACGATGTCTGCCATGAAGTATCTGTCTCGTCAAGACCAATCGCTAGGTATCTAAAAGCGTCTGAGTAATGGCTAGACCAGTCATGCAAAGGCTTCTCGTAGAATATCTGTCTACGCTCATCATGCTCCCGACGGTAGTTCCGTAGCGCATCTAGTCCGTTCTTTGTTCTCGGATTGAACCAGCATCTAGGCAACATACGTCGCACAGCCTGTATCCCGTCGGCAACGCTAAGTCTCGGAGCGACTGTGATGCTAAGTCCAGCTTCCTCCAGCACTTCCTTACGACTCTTGCCTGTTCCGAGTTCTCTAACCTGTACGTCATGGGGCAGGATTTGGTCAAACTTCCCATAGTCGTTATCCTTCAACCAGCCGACATACCAGTCCAGTCCAACCCCGTGATTCTCTACGCAGTCGATAAGTCGGACTTCCTTCCCTGCCAACTGAGCAACCCATATTGCAGTCGAATCACCCATCCCCAAATCCCAAGCAGCGAAGCTACGGCACAGACCGTCAGTAGGAAAGTCGCTAACACGACCATTGCTCTCAAGATCGTTAATGAGCTTGCCATAGTAGCTACCCTCAACCGCTGCGTTAAAGGAACACTCGAACTCCTGGTTATACCTGTCCTCACCCATCTCTCGATAGGCGGCTTTGAGTTCTGAGTCTGGTAGAACTCCGGTCTGGCTAGCCTTGAACTCTAGGAACTTCCAGCCTTCCTCAGTCTTGGCTCTGTCCGCTAGTTCAGCGAAATGGTTATTACCTTTAGGAGTACCAATGAAGCAAGCCCACCCAAGCCTATCGGCAAGAGCAGGTCTGACGATCTCGTTCCATATTCTCGGATTCTGATCGCCAACTTCGTCGATAACCACGCCATCGAAATACTGACCACGCAAGCTGTCAGGATTGTCAGACCCGTAAAGACTAACCCTACGCCCAAAGAAATCAGCACGAAGCTCAGAGACATTGTAGGTAGCTCCTAGTGGTCTGGTGTACTTCTGAAGGTAATCCCACGCTACTCGTTTGGCTTGTCCATAGGTAGGCGCAATGTAGGCAAATCGCGGGTCTGGCTTGTCGCACTCGATAGCGGACTTGATAAGGTGATTGATTGCGCTAACAGTCTTTCCCATACGACGATGGGCAACCACCACAGTAAAACGATGCTGCTCAATGGCATCATGTATCTCTAGCTGCTGAGACCTTGGTTCATAGTCGATAACTATTTCTGTCATGCAAACATTTGCCTGTTTTCTTTATAGGAACCTGTGTTCTTCTGGTCTACCCAGTCATCCCCAACAAACTTTGGCTCAACCCCGTTTAGCCATTTCTGAATAGAAATAAAGCAACCACCTCTATCCCCAAACTTGCCGCCATGCCAACTATTTGGATAAACCCTGATTGAGTCACCGATCATGTTCTGACCAAACCATTGACCATTGCACATAAAATCAATATCGCCACCTACGTACACCTCAAATGAGTCTACATTCGGGTGTATGTGCGGCTCTATTTCTGAATTTGGCTTGACCAGAAACATCTCAACTTGGTAACAGCCTTGTCTGTACAAGACTACACCATGTGTTTCTGCTACATACGTTAATGATCTTATATCTGGCGTGTTTAATGGTCTATTGACTAGCCACCAGTCTTTAAACTGCTCTAAGTCATCGAACTGCATACTTCTGATACCCGCAGTTTAGACACTTGCTATTGACCAGAAATGCGCTGCACATAGGGCAGTTACTCATCTTTCGGTACTTCATGCCTACCTCCCCATTTAATGACCATCTCTTGTGCGCCACCGTTAGCCCCTGTGACTTCCTGCTTCTGCGTCTCAGCCCATCTCATTTGAGCCTTAGTCCACCAGATCAACGCAGTCGTATCTCCACCCTGAGCCTTGCTAAACAGCGTCTTGGCTATCTGTGCGCTGGCTTTAGCCTTGCCTAAGTCTAACTCTTTCCGATAGTGCAACCGTAAGGTCTTGTCATCTATCCCTACTAGCGCACCTATCTGCTCATGAGGCAAGCCTAGACCTGCTGATGTCTCAACAAGTTTCCTCTGCTCATCACTCGGTTCATGCTTTAACATAATATTCTTTTGTTAAGGGGAAATGTTACGTTTCTGTCAACAATACAGCTTTCTTACCTGTGAAATCTTCCCATCGCTTTACTATTACATCACAGTATTTAGGGTCTAGTTCCATTAGTCTTGCATATCTGCCATTTTTTTCAGCCGCAATCATGGATGTGCCAGATCCACCAAAGCTATCCAGCACTATATCGCCGCCCTTTGTATTATTCATCAGGCAATACTCAAACAACTCAACAGGTTTCATCGTTGGGTGTTCGCCGTTTTTTCTCGGTTTATTAAATTGCAGAATGGTTGTCTGCTTTCTATCTGAAGCCCATAAATGTCCTGAACCATCCTTCCAGCCATAAAGACAAGGCTCATGTTTCCAATGATAATCTTGCCGCCCCATAACAAGGCTTGATTTTTCCCAAATTAAACATTGTCGAACCGTCCATCCAGCATCTTTAGCGGCACCACGGAAGTTATACCCCTCCAGATCAGCGTGCCAAATGTAAAAAACAGCTCCGGCTTTCATCACAGCGTCCGCAGTCACGTACGAATCGCGTAAAAATTGCCGAAATTGACTGTCCTCCATGTTGTCGTTTTTTATCGTTAATCCGGTACTTCCCTCATAAGCTACGTTATAAGGCGGGTCGGTCAGCCACATATCCACCAACTGCCCGGCGCACAACTTCTCCATATCGGTAATGCTGCACGAATCCCCACACATTAACCGATGATTGCCAAGTTGATAAATATCACCTAGCTTTGTCTTAGGCTCTACCGGAGTTTCAGGTACGGCATCCTCGTCCGTTAATCCTTCCACCTGCTCAGGCTCCAACAGCTTATCTAGCTCTTTAGGGTCGAATCCAAGTACGTCCATCTCGAACCCTTGTTCCTTTAGGTCGGCTAGTTCCAACGATAACAAGGTCGTATCCCAACCTGCGTTCATGGCTAGTTGATTGTCGGCAATAACGTAAGCCCGTTTCTGGCTCTCCGTCATGTGCTTTAGCTCGATAACCGGGACTTCCTTCTGGCCTAGCTTTCGTGCAGCCAATAACCGCCCATGACCAGCTATAACGCCACTTTCCCCGTCCACAAGGATAGGGTTAGTCCAGCCGAATTCTTTGATACTTGCCGCGATCTGGGCTACTTGACCGTCAGAATGTGTCCTACTGTTCCTGACGTAAGGGATGAGTTTCTCTACTGATACTGTTTTTATCTGCACTTTGCATTACCTTTCCGGTGTCATGCTTACTTTAGTAAACCTTGCATTGGCTCGTTGTTTCTCTCAAGCATTTTAACGATAGACGGATCAAATACGACAAAGTTCCTTGTTTTTTTATCGCCTATCCTGCTTTGCTCATCAAAGTATTTAATGCCCTTGATGTTAATAGAGTTCAATTCTTCAGACGCTTCTCTTGCCCCGTAATTTGCCGTATTTGAAAAAGCATCACTTTTTTTACCTCCAGAGAAATATTGCTGCAATCTGTTATAAATTAAGCTACCTGTCGGTGGGTTCCCCCCAACGTCTTTAGCTAGAATTTTATTTTTAACCTCTGGGTGAAGTGAATTCAATGCAGATTTGATATTACTGCTTTGCTGGTCAAATGGCTTATCCCAATCAAGGAATGTTTCTATTGCCTCATCAGGAATATCTACCTTGTAAAACGATCCGGGGAACTTTGTCTTTGGCGCAACATCTGTCTCCAGCCACTTAATTACAGAAGGATCAGCACCTATGTCTTTTGCATAACTGATAACTTCTGCTGGTGGAGTATCTAGCATCATCTTTTCCAGCATTTCTGCCTTTTGATACTCTACAGCAGCCTTCTCAGTCGGTAAACGATTTGCCTTGTTATAGATTTGCTCATAAACCTGCTCAATAGGCTTACCGTTAATCGTCGTAAACTCCCCGGCTTTCTGACCTAATGCCATTTGATAACCACGCGCAACACCCGGAGCCTCAGCAAAGTAAATACCATGACCGTAGGCTTGCGCTCCTTCTCCAGTTCCTACTTTAGAAATGTCGAAGTTTTCAAAAGTATAAGGACTGCCATGATATGCCGTTAGTGGGTTGAGTAAGCCTGTGCGTATTGCATATTCCTCAGCCATTCTTCCGACTTCTGGAGCAGCATATTTACCAGCAGCTACCATTCCTTTAGCTGCACCCTTACCAGCAACTAAGCCAGTAGCACCCAATCCAGCAACATCCAGCACATCTAGCGGCTGTGGAGCCTTGCCAGCACCAATGTCTGAATATGCCCTCTCAGCACCACTAATGCCCAAAACATCAGCAGGTTTAATCGCACCTAGCACCTGACCTAGATTCATATCTTGAGTCTGCAACCCACCGGGGATTACACCACCCATAGGGTCTTGCTTAGGAGCAAAATTATATCCTGTCGGAATCGTTACCTTAGTCTGAGGCTTGTATCCCGGAAACAGTTTCGCTAAATCAGCAGCCGTACCAGCACGATTCACATACTCTTTGGCAATACCAGCACCACCAGCAATCTTCTGGAATACGTTTTCAGGTAGCGGACTTACTGTCGTACCGCTAGCCAATGCCTCCTGAGCAATCTGCTGAGGATTCTTAATCCGCATCTGCTCCATAAAGAGCATATTCTGGAGTTCTTCTTGTGTCGGTAGCTTTCGAAACTCAGCCATATATAGCCTCGTACATATCAGGACGGTTCTCTTTTATCCACGCCCTAGGTTCCTCATGGCATTTCTTAAAATCCATCCCTACTGTCTGTGATCCAGCATGGTGAACATACGCCCTGCTTACGAAATGCCTAAATCCCGCTTCTTGCAGGTCATGGCAAATTATATTATCTGAATACCAATTCGTGCTAGGAAACTTTGCTACGCTCCATGCCTCTCTCGTTATGGTGGCAAATATAGGTGCTATTACCCCTGTCAGCTTTATCTGAGCCTCGCTCTGCCACCTAACCCCATCCTTTTGATCCCCATCAACAGGAAACCGAATGTTCTGATCTGGCAATACATAATCTGATCTTGCTCCGAGGAAACCTACCTTGTAGTCAGAATCCTCCAGAATCCTCTTATCTGCATCCAATAACTCGATTGTTTGCGGATTCAGAACAACGTCATCGTTAGCCACAATCAATGAATCGACTGCGATCCTTCCAAAAACGTCGCTGATGGCTTCATTATATGAGTCTCCAAAATTTCGACCAGTATTGGGTCTGACGATAACATTGGGAAGGATTCGCTTGAATCTCTCTCCTCTGGCAACGTCAATACTATAAATGTAAACCGGGATGGTAGGTGCATATACCTTGATGCTCTCTAGCAATACCGAGATGCCCGGATTGCTTACATGACATATGACTATGGCTTGCATAAAACGACTTTCATACTGTCCACAGCCCTCGGAGTCCTAATTACTTCATCATCTGGTTGTCTAGTTATTAACTTCTGACCTAGTTCTGACAGGTCAAACGCTAATTCCTTGAGCTTAAATCCTTTTTCCCAACCTAGATACCAAGCCCATTCTGTGTAGTACAACCAGCTATTCTCGTTAAACGCTCGTACATGGGTAGGGTCTTGCCATGCCCCTAGACTCAAGTCATAAGGCACAACGATATGAAACTCACCACCAGACTTCAGTAAGTCATAGCAGTTTTTCATAGCGGAAACTAAGTCAGGGATATGCTCTAGGACATCATTGGCTATGATTTTCTCGAACATTTCAGGCTCTATCGTCATTGAACCCCATCGGGTATTGACCGTAGCTCCGAAATGCACCTTGGAAATATCTATCCACCAGTCCGGGTTAGTCCTCTGCTGAATATCGGCATTGACGCAATCCTCTCGCCAATCCTTACCAGAGCCTAAATTAAGCGTTACAGGCTGCAATTAGCTCCTCCACCTTGTCTGAACACAGCAACGGAATTAAATCGCGTATACGCTCGTCTGGTAGCTCCCACCAAGGTTTCTTTAGTATTCTTTCTATCTGGCTCAACGTAAACCGGAGCCTGATAACCTTAGCTGGATTCCCACCGACTATCGCGTAAGGAGGAACGTCTTTCGTTACGACGGATTTCGCAGCAACAACAGCACCATCGCCTATCGTTACCCCTGACATAATCGTGCAGCCCGATCCTAGCCAGACATCGTTCCCGATAACAACATCGCCCTTAGTAGCTGGATGTCCTTCGCCATGATGCGGAAATTCTTCTTCATGGATATGCCCGAAAGGGTAGGTCGTTATCCAGTCTACCCTGTGGTTTCCACCGATAAATATCTCGACGTTATCGCCAATCGAGCAGAATGACCCGATCCTTACGTCTGCACCCTCGCCCCAATCTCGGAGACGGATGTTTTCCAGACCATAGGTGTACCGCATTACTTATTCTTGTTTCTCGCGGATATTGCTTTAGCCTTTGCCTTAGCATCAGCCTTAGAACTAGCTCCCCATGCCTTTAAGCTCAGGAGTAACCGAGTAGGCTCACCGTTAGGCTTACGCTCTGCTCCCGGCATATTGCCCATTCTTGCTAAAAAGCTAGCGCGTCTCGGATTGTCACCAGCTTTGACTGGAGCCTTTAGGTCAGAACCGGGATTAGCAGCTTCGTAAGACTTGCGACCTTTTTCGTTAAGACCGCCCTTCTTGTTCTTACCCTCAGAACGCTGCCAAGCCTCAGTCTTTGCCATTTTTACCCTTCTTTTTGCCCATAGGGATTTTGATTTCAATCTCTATCTCATTAACACCGTTCTTTTTCTTCTCTTTCTCGTCCTCAAGATACTGCTTTAGCAATTCCTTGTCGGACATCTTCTTTCCGTTCTTCATCATTTCTTGTTCCCCTTAGCAGTCTTAGCGGATTGTTTGAAGGCTTTAGCAGTAGGCGCACCCTCTGACCCCGGCTTACGCATCTTTTCCTTGCTACCAGCTTCTATACGCTTACGTTTAGCGTGAATGTTGGCATAAAGTCCGGGCTTCATTTCTTGCCCTTCTTAGCCATTCCAGCCTCGCTTAGAGCAATGGCAATCGCTTGTTTAGGGTTCTTAACGACCTTGCCACCCTTACCGCTATGGAGAGTGCCTTCTTTGTACTCACCCATAACCTTACCGACCTTCTTTTGCGCCTTAGACATCTTTTTCATTTAGCAACTCCGCTAGCTCATCCTGAAGCTCTGCCTCAGTCACACCATATCGACGCTCAAAAGCCTTACGACCAAGACCGTGATACCCCGTATTGCCACGATGATGCTCCGGACATAGCGGTATTACGTTGTCGTGAGAGTTCCGAACTCCCATTCCTAGCCCCATCCCTCGAACATGGTGAATCTCTGCTGGAGTGCCGGAATACCCATTTTTATAACAGATAATGCACCCAAAGTCAGCCACTTTAGCTAGGTATTTGCTCTCGCTTTTTTTCATCGATTCGCTCGGCTCTCTCTACCGTGTAGTCAGCCATATTATCCACCTCACCACACTCAGGACACTCGGTTAGGTAATCCTCAGACCACGGACATCTGCCCTTTGGAATCTCATCCCAATAGTCTACAAACCCACAGGAACAGCATTGTGCCAAGTTGGAATCATCTATCTCGTTCATATTTCCTCCTATTGAGTAATCCGGTCTAAACCACGATTAGAAGCCTCCTGCGACCGCCAGACATCGATCCTAGCCTGTGCTGCTACCAGCATCCATCTCAGCCTCTCAGCCTCCTCTACAGCCGCCTTAAGACCTTCTAATAGCTCTAAATACTCTGGATGGCTATAGGCGTAGGATTCTTTGTCAGCAATCGTATTCCCCATAGCACTAGCGAAAAGAATAGCCTTCTTAGACTTCCTATACTGCTCTAGGTAAGTCACCTCAGCCTTAGCTTGTGCGTAGGCTTTGGCGTTCTTAATCATGTAATCGATGCTTTTATGTGGGTCTATCGTTTCCATATTGAAATCATATTCCTTTAGACAATAGGATAGGGCGAGGGGTTGATCTTTAACCACCTTCTAGCATCCTGAAGGATACTATTCGCTCTCGCGGCTACATTCTTCTTCCAAGGCGACTGTATCGTAGCCCACCCGTTTATCAACCGTTCTGCCCTGTTTGTGCAAGTACCTGTAGCTAGTCTGCTGCGCCGCCCTATCAATATAGCGCATCCGGTTTTCTTGATAGCAACCCCGAACATGGGTTCATTACTAACGCGATCAGTACGACCTAAATAAAAAAGCCCTCTAGGTTTGGCTCTCCGTGTGCGGGCACGTTTCCTTTCGGAATGAGAACCAAAGCTAAAGGGCTTCAGTAATTGTCTATGCCCGCACATAGATGTCCAAAGTATAGCGTAAATTTACAGGTATGTACTCTGTTTTCTTAAATTCTAAATTCATTTGCTTTAAGGAAAGCTATGTCTTCAGGTAATGCCATGCAAACTGCCATCATGTGCTTATCAAGGTATTTCTGGAGTTTGTCGCGGTTAGCATCAGTAGGTGCGTTACGGAAAGTTTCAAGTAGCTTTTTCATCTCATCTCCTAGTTAAATATTTTGCAAGATAGGTTCAGATATTTGTACTAAATGCCACGCATCTAAATTATTCATTTCATCCCAAATACGCTCTACGTCTTTGACGCGAACATCAAACATTATTGCTATTTGAGAAAAAGTGTACTCGCCAGAAGTAATGGCATTAGCAATTTGTAATGTATTCATGGTCAGCTCCTAATTAATTAATATCGTGCTGCTAGGACTCCAGTATCTTAAAAACAGTTCCAGATCGCAACATAAATATTTCTATCAAGAATCATTCCTCAATAGTTTCCGAACAGGCAATCCTTACCGCTTTAATCGCAGCCTGTGGGTTAGACACTACCGCTACCTGACCTTTCCAGACTGAGTGCCAGATAACCTGATCCGGTGTCAGCTTGGCTTTCTCGTCTTTCTTTATTTCTAACAAAATGTTTTTGCCCCTGTAGCCCACCAGAATATCTGGGCATCCTTGACCGACTCCGTGTAAGTGCTGGACATCCATGCCTACTCTACGGAGTTCCTTAACGATCTGCGTCTGCGTAGAATCCACTCGCTTAAATACCACGCCAATCCCCTTTCTTGCCTCGGTTGCCTAAGCCCCATTGCTGTTTACAGTCAGCCTCTAGCTGGTCAGCAGCTTCATGCCCACGTTTCTGCCTAACAACACTCAGGTACTTTAATGCTGAATCCCTGTCTGCTGCTCTCCATGCTAGTACCTGCCTAACCTCACATCGATGTCTTTCAGTCTCTAAAACGTCCATTGTTGTCAAAGTCCATAGGTCTTGATCCTGCCGATTCCACAAACTGCTGACTCGCTGCGTGATACCAGAGTTGATACCACTCCTGAGCCTCTCCGTTACGCTGCTTCTCATTCATTAAGAACGTATCGCCCTGAGACTCGTCCACAGTCTCGCCACGATTTCTCTGGTTTTCCTTCTTTTTGTTGCGCCACACAAGAAAGACGTTATCAACCTGATCGCTAATGGAACCAGAGCCTTTTAGGTCGTTCTTATTCGGCGTAACCTCGTCTGAAGCCTGTTTCCGAATATGGTGGACTAGGTGAATATGGACGTTATGATCTCTAGCCAATGCCGTTAGCTCATCGATAAAGCCCTTCTGACCGTTGAAATCGTCCTCGTTCTTGACGCACTTCATCAGGCTATCGATAAAGATATGCTGGACTCCTAGTTCCATCGCGCAATACCTCGCCATAGCTATAACTTTGTCCGGGCTAGTCGTTCCCTGCTGGTCGTAAAGATAAAGATGGTCAACTGTAAACTTATCCATCCGAGTCAGAATCTTCGTGATGTAAGCCTCTCGGTCTGATACCAGCGGATCGTCAATAAATTCCCCAGAGAACTGCCTCAACATCCTCTCTAGCGTCTTAATCGGCTTCATCTCGAACGACGCTATACAGACCTTCTGGCTCTGCTTCACTAGGTGCAAAGCTATTTGTCCTGTCAACAGCGACTTACCACCACCGTTAGAACCTGCGTAAACCGTTACCTCTCCCGGTCTGAACGCAAAGGAATCGTGAGTCTTGCTCCACGGTAATACAATTTTTGTATCTCTAGCGGTACTTAGATAGCTTTCCTTAATATCATCGAGGAAGTCTCTAGCCTGTTTGACCTTCAGCGTTACATCGTTTGAATGTAGATACTTCTCTACATCGATAGAATCACTCTTGATAATTCGCAGTCTCCTAGCCTCGTCTAATTCTGCTGCTCTTTGCTCAAGACTCATTCTTAGCCTCCCGTCGTAGTTTCCTGATCTCTGCAATCAGGTTCTTGTGGTAAATGTGCATCTTGTGAAGATGTCTAGCGTACTCCGTTAGCCCTAGTCCTTGTAACCTTTCGACCATATCAGGCGTATCCTCAAACCACACCATCCGATTCAGCACATCGATTTCTTTTGGCTTCTTCATTTCTTGTCTCCTCCTTAACGACTTCAACTAACCGCTGGATTCCAAAGACACTAGCTACCCAGAACCCCGGTGTTACCTCGCTAAAGCCTAACTCAATCAATCTGGCTTCAGTCATCTTTCCTCGCTTCCATCATGGCATCGGCAATCGCATAAGCCATATCTGCTTGCTCATAAGCATCCCAAGCAAGATCACTCTCAAAGTTCATCGCTAGTGACTGAATGACCATACCTGCGAACCAATCTCGTAAGTCCATACCGTCCTGAGTCGTTATGTGACCGTTATCCGCTAGTGTCGGAAATGCTTTCATCCTCATGTTTCCTCCTATAAATAACTTACTGCTTCGTTAATTCGCGTAAAAGCCGTTTTAAGCCGTTTTTTATCACCGTCTGATACCTGCCTACCCTCAGCCATATCAAACGCCGCTATGGACGTAATAAGTGCCTCAAATTGGATTATTTTCATTAGGTCTGTGGCATAGAACGGTCTACGGACTGGTTTATTCGTATCGCTAGGCATAAAAGATTGATCTTTAGGAAACAGATCAGTCAAGTTCATGCCGACTGCGCTAACCACTTCGTAAGCCGAACAGCCAGCAAAGCACTTCAGCAGAATCCTGCCATCGTCAGTCTCGGTAATCGCTAGGCTAGGACGCTTATCCTCATGCGCTGGACAACAGGCTACCCAATGACCACGCTTACCTTGAACCTTATCCAGCTTGTTTAAGAAATCGCCGATCATAGGGGTATCCTCGCAAAAGGTTGATGCGGTGTACTGGTGACCTTGACCTCATCTTCCCAACGCTTACCGTTAAGCCATGACGCTGGATGAGGAATGAATTGTTCTTCTTTAGCGGATAGATTCTGCTTGGAAATTGCTGAGATGATTGTTTTCGTTAGTTCATCATCAGGCTTAATTTTTATCCAAGCCTTAAGCGCATTAGGCTTTGATACCTTCCTAGGATAGTGTTTCCAGAATTCATCAAATCGATCAATATATTCTTTATTAATTTGGTTATTGGTTATTGGTTTATGGTTATTGGTTGGTTGAACGTCCGTTGAACGGATGTTGTTCCGACGTTCAGCAGACGCTTTACCTGCGTTACTAGCTTGCTGTCTTTTCGCTTGGAAATGCTTGATTTCCTTATCAACTCGCTGATGAAACCAACCCTCATCAGTTAACGTAAAGAACTCCTCTAAGACCGCTTTGACCTCAGTTTCGTACTCACGCATGTTGATCTGTCGTGCAACGGACGTTATACCGACGCTTAACGGATGTTCTTGGAGGTAGTAGGCATCTAGAAGTCGACGATAAGCCAAGTCCTCTATGTTGGTTAAATGCCTTGTGTGACTTGCATAATCTCCAATGTTGAATTGGTAGTAGTGCATAGCTTTTTCCAATAAAAAAGCCCTAGGAGAGACTCTCACCGATTAAGGTGTTGGCGGACTGGCACGTACCAGCAGAGTCCCTTCTAGGGCTTACGTGAACACGCCGCCAAGCGTGTGCAAATCATACCTTCGGCTTTCTACGTTCGCAAGTCCGACAAACATCGCTATCCTTGAACTGCGCTAACGATCTTGTCTTTTTGCAAACAGAGCAAAGCCGAGTACTAAAGTTATAAATCGTTTCCGTTCCAAGTGAACCGGACTTTCGATGCAAGGGTTTTAATGGGTCTGTTGCCAATCGGCTGTCCTCTAGGTGAAGTCTTAGGCAGAAATCTTTGTACTTCTTGTTTAGGTTGCTCTTTTGGTAAGTCTTTTTTCTTAACCATAATTGTGCCAGAGTTAGGATGTTTCATAATAGAATGTTTCTATTGAGATACGGATTCCTAATAGAAATGTTTTTACACACAAATGTTGAATCGGTTTAGTATTTCGGAACCGCAACTAGGAGATTAGATATGGACAAGCAAGGTTACGAGCAGTTCTTAATCGGGACGCTACAAGATGGCTTTCCCGGTGAGTTGACTGCTTGCTTCAAAGATACAGTAACACAGTCGCGTGAGGAACGATTAGAGCAAGAGCTTTGCATCCTCCTAGAGATTTGCGCTGTGTTCCAGTCCGATCAGGTCAAGCTGCAAGCGGCTATTCGTCGCAACATGGTCGGTATCGTCAACAGACTGGTTAAAGAATCCACACTCCCTGAGTACGTTGAGACTCAGGAAGATCGTGATAGAGATCGTGGTGACTGGCTCTATCAAGAAATGAAAGACAGAGAGGCAGAAGGAAGATGAATCCTAGTCAAGCAGAAATATCTAACTGGCAGCTTGCTGAGATCGTCTATTCCATGCGCCTGTTGATAGATAGATTAGAACGTCGTTCAGCGTCAGATGCTGATAAAGAGATTGTATTCATGGCTTATAGAGCGTTACAGAACGCGCCAGATGCAGTCATTCAACTCGTAGACGAATTAGAAAGAGGCAACCAATGAGAAAACTCTTTAACCCAGACGATAAACTGGCTGACTTTATCGACCGTCATGCAGGTGCTGTGATAGCGTGTATGCTGTTACTTGCGTTACTTATGGACAGCTTCGCATGAAAAAGGTATTCCCATCAATTCTAGACAAGAATTTCAAATATGTTCCTTCAGGCAAAACGAACATTCGCAAGACTTTTGACAGGATTCGCAAAGAGCAAAAGGAGGCTACAACGGTACAAACTACTACGCAAACACAATCTCACAATATCATCTTCAATAAGAAATTCGCTAAGGGATAAATAATATGACTATGAATGTTTACCAGAAACTACAGTTAGCTCGTGTCAAGCTACAGAACGTAGAGCTAAAGAAGTCTGGTCACAATAAATTTGCTGGCTATCGTTACTTTGAGCTTGCTGACTTCCTTCCTACAGTCAACAGTATCTTTAACGAAGTAGGTCTGTCGCATACGCTAGAGTTCACCGATACCCTAGCCACTATGAACGTAATCGACTTTGAGAAGGGTGGAATTGCTAAGTTCACTTGCCCTATGGCTAGTGCTGAACTCAAAGGCTGTCATCCAGTCCAGAACCTCGGAGCATCGATAACGTATATCACTCGTTACCTGCTGGTTATGGCTCTAGCTATCTGTGAGCATGATGCCCTAGATGCGACAACTGGTGCTGATGATCCTAAGTCTGCCAAGCCTATCACTAAATCTGTATTCGATACGCTAGACGAACAATCTCAAACTGAGATTAAGAGCTATGCAGCCGATGTCATTATGCTGATCCACAAGGAAAAAGTAGGTGAGGCTGTCGAGTACATTAATTCTCTGGAGCTAGATGCGGACTGGAAAACAGCCCTCTGGAGCCAGTTGGATAGCAAGCAACGATCAGCAATTAAAAAATTCGCTCAAGGATAATCATGGAATACGACAATACTAATCGCGGTACGCTAGGTAAGAACGCTAACAAGAAGTCTGACAGTCATCCTGACTACTCTGGTCAGTTGAATATTGACGGAGTTGACTATTGGCTCTCAGGATGGCTCAAAGAGTCCAAGAAGGACGGTAGCAAGTTCTTTAGCCTAGCGGTTAAGCCTAAAGACTCTAAGCCCTCTAAAGCCCGTCAAAAGCCTGTAGATGACTTTAGAGATGATGATCTGGCAGATGCCCCATTTTGACGGAGGAGCTATGAAATACTTAGTCGGTCTATTTCTAGCCTGTGTCGCAACATTGGCATGGGCTAATTGCAGTACCCATAGTTATTACTATAACGGCAGATATGTAACGTGCCAAACCTGTTGCTATGGTGGCAACTGCAATACGAACTGTTATTGATTAATGGGCGAAAGCTAATGAGCTACCGGAAATCACCACCGGACGAGAGAGGCATTAGTGAGTAGCCCACCCTAATGAAGGAAAGCGGATGCTAGTTTGTCGATTAATAAATCGTCAAGGATAGAGCTAGTGCAGCGAGTACTTCACCCGCCTAGCTGGTAGTGGCGGTAGTAACTCCAGCAGCATACGCAATGTCTCCTTTACGTCTTGCTCCCTTTCATTGTGAGTATGCTGACAGCCCGGAAAGACGGGCATAACTAACCGAGGAACCCATGAAATTACTAGACTTTCTGAAATCGAAATTCGACATTAAGAATGATCGTCAACTAGCCCTAGCTCTAGGTGTACAAGCACCAGCTATCAGCAAGATTCGTAACGGTCATTCATCCATTACGGCTGACTTTATCCTGAAGGTGCATGAGACTTTCGAGATTCCAGTTAAGGACATTAAGGCTTTGATATGAGCTACGAACAGACTGAACTACAGGTAGTAATGTGGGGTGAGAAACGAGGAATCATCCAGAACTCAGACAGCAAGACGCAGCTTCTCAAGGCTTTTAGCGAGATGGGAGAACTAGCAGATGCGATTACCAAACGAGACCGTGACGCAGTTATCGATGGACTTGGGGATGTTCTTGTATGCCTCACTATGGTTGCTGCTATTGAAGATGTCGATCTGAAACAATGCTTCCTGTCAGCCTACGAAGAAATCAAGGATAGAAAGGGTTATTTGAATCGTGAAGGCGTTTTCGTCAAAGATTCACCCTAAAGCACAGTCTAGGCTGGACTCTATCCTAGCGATACTTGCAGAAAAGTCTTTAACTAAGAAAGAACTAGCGGAAGCCTTACAAATCAATAGCAGGTCAACGCAGCACTATGTGACGTATCTCCGCAATCAGCAGATGATCTACGTTAGCCATTGGAAACGGACGGATCATAAGGCTACGCAATACTTTAAGGCTGGCAATAAGAAGGATGCGCTACAGCCTAAAGCATTAACGTCAGGAGAACGAGCAAAGCGTTATAGGCAGCGTATGGATGATGAGAAACGAGAGTTTCGACTAGCTGCTCGTAGAGCTAGGAGATGGGCTGATAAGTGGTCTAAAGTAGCACCTCCTGAAACATTTTGGATTAGAGCATGACTGAAGAATTTAATAAGGTGGTCGAGATGATTAATAGCTGGTGGGCTAAGTCTATGGTTGCCATCATCCTATGCGTCATTGGGTATCAGATAGGAGCAATCCAGACTGAGATACGGATAGCGTCAGATTGTAAGTTTGCTAACGCTTTTAGAGTCGATATTCAGGCATTTAGTTGCCAAAGGAAACTGTAATGGGCAGACCTAGAAAGAATCCAGATGATCCTAAGTGGAACACGGAGATTAAGCCTTCCAGAGACTATGACTGGAACCTGTTCTTTGCAGCCGCTTTAGGCGGTTTAATTGCTAAGGGTGGTCTGTCCTATGACCAGCTAATAAAAACGGCTTCTAGCATCGCTACAGAGGCTCAGGACTCACTTTCTGATTGAGTCATACTGTGCATAGCATTGCTTCAGCGCGAGTCTTAGGTTATCTGCCTCTAGTGCTACTTTGACAAAATCTTCTGCACTTTCTCGATAAAGCTGTCTTGGGGTACATCCACCTTGTCCAGAACTGGTGGAACCGGACACGGTACTGCTTTGGGTGGAGATGGACGGACGCTGCTGCAAGCTGTTGTTAAGAGCAGTAGCCCTAGCATTAAGGTCACGGATTTCACGGTCTTTCTCCTGTCTTAGTCTGTCTGCATTAGCCTGTAGCTCTTGTTCCTTCTTCCTAGCCGCTTCCTGACCTTTAGCGTACTCCGCATACTGAGCCGCCTTTTCCTTATCCCACAGGTTTTGAATCTTCGCCTGACCATGCTCGGAACCCTGAAAATATCCTGCACCTGCCGCTGCGATAACGGCAACAAGGGAACCGAGTAGAAAGTAAGGATTCATTTCGGAGGAACTTTAGTACCGTCTAGCTTCTTGTGGACTTTAACCTCACGACAAACCTGAACCTCTTTACCCTTACGATCCTTCTCTGCGTGACATACCTTCTTAGTCTCGGCTGCATGAATCTGGAACACTAAGACCGAACTTAGTAAAACAGTAACAGCCATGCGTAGGTAGATAAACATTAGTTGATCTCCGGATGTGGTGGTTGAGCAGGTTTGTCTTTAAGGCTCACCACAGGGTCTATAGAAGGCTCTACACGGGTGTGTACAGGACTAGGTGACTTAGGAGCAGGTGGGTCTGCTTCAGGCTTACTTAGGTTCGGTGGCACGAACTGAGGTAGAGCATCCTTACCCTTGACAGCAAGTAATGTTGCCAATGAGCCAAGAATATACTTGCTCATGTCAGACAGGATCAGGAAGAACTGCTTATCCGCTGGAGCCATGCCATTCATAGGTTGCGTTACGAACACAACGCTATAAAGCGATACTCCGACCATGATAATGACCGTACAGCAGAAGGTTACAGCGATACAGAACTTAATTACGGCATCGTGCTGCTCCTGCGTCATTGCAAGGAACTGGCTTATCAACTTTAGGGGATTCATCCTTAATTTCCTCTGGCTTAGTCAACTGATCTGGGCAGGTTCCTGTAGCTGAACAATAAGGTCTCTGGCATTGTTTAGTCTCCCAATTCTCAGGGTCTTGGCAAGGATAACGGAACCTATCGCATCCACTAAGCAGCAGAACCAAACATAGACAAAGCAATCTCATAATGGTGTTTCCTATCCTCAAGTCCAATATAGCCACCGTTAATAGCCCTAGTCAAACCCTTAAAGTCATCCGCATCTACGAATCGATTGAGCTTGTTCTCACTCCAGAACCAGCAAGCACTCTGAGCAGCACCTTCGAATGTTTCTAAATAGTCAACGGCTTGTTCAGGTGTAATCTCTAGGCTAGCTGCAAACCAAAAATAATTATTTTTTCCCGTTAGCTGCAATATCCCACGACCACGGAATTTGAACCCCTCACCAGAAGCCTCGTCACCGTTACCCATACGATCCGCATAGACCTTAGATGCTATCTTCTTAGGATTACGTTCGTATTGCTTGGCTACTTCCATCGTTGGGAAATATTTAGGGAATACCCGCTGTAGACCTGATGCAGAATAGTTCAGGTTCTCTGTGACAAAGACGAATCCACCTGACTCATGACCGCATTGGGCTAGAAAAGCAGCTACCCGCTTAGGCGTATTGATCTCGTATTCCTCAAGGAGAGACTTACCACCTAGCTCAGTCTGCTTGCTAAATAGCGCGTCATACCATTGCTGAGGATACTTTGTATTAGGTGCGAACTTCTTGAATTGAGCCAGAGTTATCATTTACTGTACATCCTCTCAATCTGTATCTCTTTGCGTAACTCTCTCATCTTGCGAACCTCAATAACGGCTGCTTGAGTTGCATAATACATATCGTAGTACATGAACGCTAGTATAGGCATTACGATAAAGAACATGAGAATTACAGCTAGTACAACCGTAATCAAAGACCAAGGTACATCTTCTGAATCGCGCTTTGAATTATCAGCCACATTAGACCCACCGCCCACAGAACCACGAATACGACTGCTCCAATCCATACCAGCCGACTTTTGAGGCGATTTATCGCCCTTCTTCGTTGCCATCTAGCCGCCTGTATCTTCCTTGTCTCTACCGCTAGTGCTTCGGCTTGCTCATTCTGTATATCAGTCCATGCCTTCTCAAATCTAGCCCATACACTACCTAACTCACTAGGAGTGTTATAGACCATCTGCTCTCGAACCTGAGCCAGCATATCGTTTAGCTTCGACTCTAGCCTGATTCGCTCTAATGCCCTGCGACCTAACGATAAATCACCCCTATAGACCTCTTTAGACTCAGCCTCACTCTGGACGTATATCTTTACCAGAGCTTCATACTGGTCAATAAAGTTCCCAAGATTCGACCAAATATCGTTAAGTACATCGTCAGGTGCAGCCTTAGCTATCTCCTGAACCTTCTTAACTTCTTCGTTATATTGTTTTTTCTGCTCAGGACTTGGATCGACTATCTTGTGATACTGCTCTTTTAAGTCCTTTAGTACGCCACTTACGTCACCGCTAGTACTCTTTATCTGCTTATAAAGGTCTACGCCTTTTTTAGCTAAATCAATCGCTGTGGTACAAGCCTTATAAGCCGCAGCAATCGTTATAGGGTCTAGCACATCAGAACAGGTGTAGCTGTTTCTTCATACTAATGATTTCGTTATGCAAGGCATGGTTAGCTTCCTCGCACTTACGGTTCTGCTCCTCAACAGCAGCCAGCCGTTCAGACAGTCGTGCGACCTCTTCACGCAAGGTGGTGACTACCTGCTCCCAAGCAGCACCAGTAACGTCAGCAGCATGATTATGACGATTATCAGACTTGATCTTTTGATACATAGCCCATGCACCAGCACCTAGACCACCAATACCTACGACAACCTGTGAAAGTAAGTTTTCCATGATAATTAATTAACTTTTCATAATAAAGGCAAGAGCGTAATACGGTGGCAAGTTCTGGTTAGTACCAGATGAACCAGTTGAATCAATAGAAATACCAGTCGTTGCAGAACCAGTTAAATTAGTACCAGAAAATTGAGTAGAGGCATTACCGCCTCCAGCAACTGTTTGTAGAGCTATAGTTGATACAGAGTGTCTATGACCCGGATCAGTAACACTATGCGTATGACTTACGACAATCGCATCTTTAGTACCACCAGTCTGCGTTAGTGATCCAGTAACATTCGTCTTAGCTACACCAGCATCATCCTGACGCGCACCAATAATAAATCTATCTCTTAGGTCTGGAGTGCCACTAGTACCATTACACAGTAACCATCCACTTGGAATAGTTGCAACAGTACCAGACCACATTACTATCATTCCAGCGATAAAGCCAACAGATGACCATTGTGGAGACTGACCAGCACCTCTTGATGCTAAAACCTGACCAGATGAGCCAACAGACGAATTAACAGTTAATGTGCTTGATAATGTTGTATTGCCAGTAACAGAAAGAGTTCCGCCAACAGCGAAATTATCGCTATCAGTACCGGATTGCATATCCTTCACCTGAGCCATTAGCTCTCGGATAGCGTTATTGATACCACTAGGCGCACATCCTTCAGCGATATTTACACCGCCAATGTCCGTATTGTTGGATGGTGTGCTACTCCACTCGCTAACTTTGTCTTTTGGCATGATTATTCCTTACTGACCCAATAGCCCGAAATTAGTTGGCTGTAACTGCTCATTTATCATTTGCTGTTCTGCTGCTGTTAGCGCACGACCAAATGTCGTTCTAGCAGGTTCAGGCAAGAATTGTCCAGCCGCAGAAACACCACCATAGGTGCGACCAATCAAACCCTCTGGTTTAGCCCCAAAGTAACGCTGACCAAGCACATTCCTTACAGGCTGAGATGTCGCAGCATAAGCCAATGGGGATAATGCCAAACCTGTAATATCTGCTACCGTCCTAAACGATTGACCTTCCACCGTACCGCTAGACGGGAACGCTCTAGGGAACGCACCACTTAGCATCGCAGCAGTTTCTATAGGCTCTCCTGTAGTGCCATAAGTAGGCTTTTTGGATAGCTTTCTAGCCAATGTCGCAGCACTTACATTGCCTGTACTTTCGTTAAAGGCATCCTTAATTAGATACCAGTCTGCCAATGTCTTGCGACCTGTACGGAACTGGTCTAATGTCGTTTGACCGTTAGTACGCATGAGATTGGCAGGACTAGCCAAATAAGTTTCAATAGAATCCTCAAATGCGCTTCTAAGCCCCTTATAAGCTCCTGCTGCTACTGTTGAGCCACTCTTTTGAGCTTTAAACAAGTCATCGCCAATAGCCTTAGCTCGAATAAACGCTTGCTCTCCGGTAATTGGATTAGTCGCAAAATCCTTGTATTCATTCAATACTCGAATTGCTTTTTTCTCAATAGCTTCACGCTGTTGGGCAGGGATATTGTTCAACCTTGCCAACTGAGCATTAATTTCGTTAAGGTAATTCTGGTTCCCCATGATTGAAGGAACCTGCTCAAGCGACTTGTAATTACGTAACGCAGAGTTATAAGCTGTCTGCATCGTTTCATTAGTCAACTTAGCAGACTGAGGAACATTGATTAATGTTTTTGCAATGTTATTAGTCTGTTCCTGATTGGCATCCTCAAGACGAGTAAAGGCACGACGAGCAATCGGCAAGTTACGTTTCATGCCTTCCTTAAGCTCACCACCAATCCCGGTAATCTGAGTAGGATCAAGTACGAAACCTTGCTGCAAAGCCCTTCTAGCTACTTCTTTCTGCTGTTCCGTTAGGCCAGAAGGAACTTGTGGAGCCAAACCTACCTGACGTAAGCCAAACTGAGTGATACCACCTGTGACACCACTTACACCAGCCTTAGATAGCATCTCTGTGCCAGTAGCACTAGGTGTAGTCAAAGAGTAAATAGAGCCACCAGCAGCAGCCTCTGGAACCGTAGTCGGCAATAATGGGTTAAATCCAGCACGAGCAGCCCTAAGACCTAGACCACCCATAAGAGAGCCAAGAACGTCAACACCAGTTGAGCCAACGATCTCCTTAGCCCCCTCTGGGGTTAGGCTTCTATAAGTCGGAGACATTACAGAGCGTTCTTCCTGAATCTGCTGCTCATAACGACCTAGAGTTTCAGGAGAAACAAGACCTACAGCCTCGCCAATTCTTAAGCCAGTACCTCTTAGGCCTTCAGTAACTTGGCTAACACGCTTACCAGCACCAGTCATTACGCCACCTTCTTGTGGCTGTTGACTTTGCTGAATCTTTGAAATCTCAGCAGCAAGCAAACGTGCGCTAGTGGTATCACCAGCTTTATCGGCACTAATAAGTGCTTGTTCTAAATCTTGGAGAGTGACAGCCATAATTACCTCGTTCTGTACTTCTCAAATGCTTTTTGACCCTCTGGACTCAGATTAGTTCCAGCATCAGTAGTAACAGCACCACCACGCAATATTTTCAAATCTTCAGGAGTAAATACTTTATCTAAACCACGATCTTTCATGGCCTTCCTAAAAGCCTCAACACCAAATGTGTCAGACTGAATCAATTCAGCACGAACGTCAGCAGCAGCGGCAGCCCGATCAGCCAATCGTTGAGCATAAGTAGCCAATGTTTGCCTACCTTCTCTTGTATTAAACAAGGATGGAATCGCAGACAGGAACGACTTGATTTCAAAGTCAGACGTAGCACCAGACCCTTCAACACGCAAGGTAGGAGCCAATTTAGCCCTAATAGCTTCTGCGGTCTGTCTAGCAGTAGCTAATTGCTCTGCTTTAGTACCCGGCATATAAGCACCGATCTGACCTGCAAAGTCTTGCCAAGCACCACCACGATAAGGTTGCAAAATATCAACAATAGCCTTTACATCAGATGCTGCTGATTGTGCGTTCATAGCAGCTTCTTCAGCACGAGATTGAGCCTTAGCACGTTCACCAGCTAAAACTTTATCGGTGACATTAACTGTTGTTTGTGGACGACCAGCAATACGCAATTCTTTATCACGCCTTTGCTTTTCTGCAAGAAATCCACGTAACTCATCACCACTTGCTAACTCCATTGGCTTCGGAGTTCCATCAGCATTTTTGAACATTGAACCAAACAATGCTCTGTTTTCATTGGTGAAATCAACTTGCTTTGAAGCAAATTGATTGGCATCGTTCAAAACGCCGTCAATACGGTCAGATAGCTTCTCCATTGAAAGAGTGCCACCTTTTGCCGTATTTTTAATTGCCTTAATTCGTCCCTTAAATTGATCTGGAACCGAATTGATAACAGAACTAAAATCAAAGTTTGCTACAGAAACCCTATTAATTTGGGTATCAATTTCCTTGATTTGATTCTGTAAATTTGTAATTTGAGCGTTATTTGCCGCCCTAAAATCTATGGCTGTTTTACCTACAAGCCTTGGGTCTTTTGCTATACGTTGATTAGTTGCACTTAATGCATTAATTTCATCCATTAAGCTCTGTTTTTGATTCTGTAAATCAAAAGTTGGGCTTTCTTGAACAGTAACTGGTGGCAATTCTGCTTTTACTGGTACAGCAGCCGCTTCTGGTGTAGTTGGAACAGCACCAGAAACCGCAGTAGAAGGTTCCGCAACAATCGCTGTTACAGCCGGAGGAGGAGTTACAGTCTCAGCAGTTGTAGTAGTTACAGGACGGGTAGTTGTTACTGGTGCAGTTCCAGCTACCGCCTGTTGCAATGGAGCCATCTCAGCAAAGTATTTAATCGCCTCACCCGGATTAGCTCGGATATAAGCCACCATCATTGGGTCGTTAGCGATCTCTGGTCTTTGTAATAGATTATTAATTGCCGTAATCTGAGCCTGAGACTGTTGCAACTTCTGTACGTTAGCCAACTGATTCAGACCAGCATCGTAAGTCTGACCAGCACCACCAAATCCAGCACCAGCAGCCGTTAGAATGTTCTGCAAAGCCGAACGCTGATAGCCCTGTGGACTCATCCCTTGAGCCAATGCAGCACCAAAACCTAGCAATCCAGCTAGGTTAGCTCGTTTCTCTAAGGCACTACTTTGCTCAGGAGTCAAAAGACCCCTGTAAGCCTCTGGAGTCGATCCAAAGATGTTAGGGATATAGTCTGTAATCGCCATACGTCACCTTAGATAAGACTAATCGGCTGTTGTTGAGACATAGCGTACATAGGCTGTTCCATCTGGAACTGCTGACCAGGCATTAGACCCGGAGGAGGAGCCATAGGCAAAGGCTCAGGAGGAGTCAGCAAACTTCCCGCCGTTTGCAATCCAATATTAGTAGTTACTGGATTTTGATTTGCAAAAGTATTAGCACTTTGCAATCCACTAGTAAGACTACTCATTAACGATGATGATGCAGGAGCAGCCATAGCCGATCCAGCAGCAGTATTAGCAGCTCCATAACCCAATGCAGGTTGTGCAGCAATATTAGCGGCTTGAGTAGCACCAGCAGTACTAGAACCCATTGCGCCTAATGAACCCAATCCCTTTGCGCCAGCAAATAAAGCGGCATTGATAGCAAGACCTTTACCAATATCACCTTTTGCAAGACGATTCGATATAACGCCGTTAATTAACATCCCCGGTAATGTAGCTGGATCACCCATTATTTGCCTCCTGTCGGTGTAGCCGTTGACGTAGATGTAGTCTCCATTGGCGCACCATAAATAACCTGAGCAGCCCGCCCCAATCTCTGCAACGGAATATCCTGAGCAGCCAATCGACCTAGGATAGCTTTTTCAATGTAACCTTCTCTACCCTGTCCAATTTTTAGCAATTTATCAATGTCAGAATAGTCAGCAGCAGACATCGTAGGGGCAGCCTGAGCAGCAGCTACCTGTCTAGCTCTTTCAGCTTCAGCACTTTCATACGCCAATTTACCGCCCTGTTCCGCTAAAGCACGAGCAAAGATGTCTTGATTAACGCCAACTTGCTGACCCATAGCAGCCGATCCATAACGACCCTTAGAAGCAGCCTGAGACTGTAGAGCCTGAATATTCCGAGTGTATTCCTCACCGGATAATCGATTAGCTTGCTCTAAAGCACCCGCTAGGAACGGATTAACGCCACGACCTTCAATCGTAGCTAGTTGTTCAGCCTGACCAGCACGTAGTAGTGGGGAACCTGCCATAGCACGTTCTTCAGCCCGTCTAAAAGCCTCAATACTCGCCTCAGATTGAGGAGCAGCTAGAGTCTCAGGAGCCGCTGGCATGCCCTCATAAAGTCTCTTGGCTTCTTGCGCTCCAAAAAGTGCATACGGCTTAAACTCAGGAGCTATCGTTGTTGTCGATGTTTGCGTTTGACCGCCGCCACCACCACCCATATTAGACCTCGCAAATCCATCGTCTAGGACGGAAACCCAATGCTTTCGCCCTACGTTGCCATCCTTGCCTGTGACTCGAAAACGTCAGGTATTTGTTACCTGCTTGACGAGCCATCTCTTTTATGTATTTTATGCCACTTTCAACAACTTGATAATCATTTTCTAACGTCCAAGCAGCCCACACATGGAGTTCTTCCCCCAAAGGCTGCAAGATAAAGAATCCCGCAAATCGCTGATTCTTTAACGCAACCCACAGCATCGCCTTCTGGTTAAAACAGTCCGTATAAACGTCCTCAACAATCCAATTCTCAGGACTGCGAGTTTTAACCTTTTCCAATCCCGGTCGAATCGTTCCCCACCAGTTCCTTAGCTCATCCACAGGGATGTAGCGGAAATCAACCGACAACGATATATCCGTATGTTTTGTCTGCTGTAGCATTTGCCCAATGTGTAATAGTTGCCTCACCCTGTTGTTGTGTAGAAACATACAGGTTCGTTGTTGCTGATGGTGCTACATAATTCAATGTCGCAATAGCACTAGGAATAGATGGTCTAGTCGGACTCGTACTCGTTGGGAAATGCTCTAACGAAACACCTACATCGCTAGTCCTCCACATAAGCTCTACATAGTCACCAGCGTTCATTTCTAGAAAGAAATTCATGGCAGCAATCAAGTGACTAGGATCGCCCGTACTCTTTCTCGCTGGCATGTGAAATCGGCTATTAGACCCATCTACGTTCGTTCCATTCTTCCTAAACCAGATGTCTACATCCTGACCATCGTTAGTAGTGTTTTTATATTGAAAAGAGAACTGAATATTGTAAATTCCATAATTCCTGACATTAAGACGAGAACTATTAGAAAGATAAACTCCATTGCTATAGTCTGTCGTATTAAACGTAACAGCATAGGCAGTTGTCGTATTAGCAGCAGTCTGGTCTGTGGTGTCCTGAAACGCTCCGTAAGGTGCTGAATCAGCCTCAGCAGCCGCAGATAAGGGTACGAAAAATATAAGGCTGTCAAAGCCTATACGGTCATCGTAAAGGGTAGTGCTAGTAGCGTTCCCTGTAGCTAACGTAATATCTCCGGTGTTATTCGTCTTGCCATTCATAGCACCACGAACAACCTCAGCCACCTGTCTGGGATCAGACCCGAATACAGGTAACGTCTGGAACTGAACTCGCCTAGTCATCGAGTACCCTGCTTAAATACGTCTACTTCCATCCCTACAGCGGTTTTCCAGTTAGCTCCTGTCGGAGTCAATCTGAGCCTGTGGTATTCACCGTTAGACCGTAACGAAATACGGTTCTCAGCATCGGCAGCAGTTTCCTGATAGAACTCCACCACATCACTAAGTAAATCCCTGCTGGAAATCGCCACAGACGCACTACCGTTGTCCACAATCGGCTTAGCCAAAGTCACCGTAGAACGACCTATCGAGATGTCTCCAGTCGTGATATTCGCTGTCTTAGGCTGTCCTGAGAAGGAAATAATCTTGCTGCCAGATACACCAGCAAATAACAATCGACCACCTGCAAATACCGGAGAATCTAGAGGAATCTCTAGTAAATCAAGGTTACTGTTGTAGTTATCTACCTGCTCCAATGTTGCTGAAGGAGTTAGCACAAATGAAATAGAATCTGCTGTAGTCGTAGCATAAGACCAGCGGTCTAAATCAACTGAATAAATCAGAAAATACTTGTTATTAAATGTACCTGAAAACCGCCAAATTACTAATTTGCGAACAGGATCAACCGTAGAACTCATGCGATTTTTAATTTCGCCCGGAACAGCATTTTGAAAAAACCAGCGATTAACCCTTTCTGCGCCAATTCCCTTAATAGTTTGACCATCACAGACGTAAAAACCGTCATCTGCTAGGAAATAGGTCAATCCACCATACTGAGCAATAGAGCCGTTAGAAATACAGCCTAGAGACCGTGAAATAGCGTCAAACTGGAAGAAAAACGGGCTACCAGCGTAGGTCATCCGGTAAATTGCTCTCTCTAGGAAGATTAGACCGTATTCACCCCCTGCTAAACCAGTAATATCTCCACCATCAGGGATAATTTGAGTATCAGATTGACTCGCAGCCGAAGGAGTCCAGTCAGTTTCGTCGTTAATATCCGACCAGTAGACCTTGTTTTCTTCACCACCTACGTTAGCAGCTACAACAAAATCTTTCACTACAGTAACAAACCTAGCCGTAGGCGCAGCAGCATCCAAATCAGCAAAATAAGTTGATGAACCTAGATCAAAAGCCTGTAATTTGTCCTGACCATTAGCCAAAATCATTTTAGAGCCGTACTGAGTAACATCCCAAGATTCAACCGTAGCGTATCCAGTAGTCGTAGCCGCATCTAAGCTGGCATCAGAACTGTCAAACTTGTAAATTTGAGTCGCACCAGCAGCAAATAGCGTCGTAGCACTACCAATCTTGCCAGCAAACGTAATCAATAACGCCTGAGCAGCAGCATCCGAGTAATCTGCCTCACTAGGAAATGGCGCATATCCGTTAGCAACCGGATAACAGTTCTTTGCATCCGTTACAGCACCTGTTACTCCGGGCTGATCTGGTAGCCATTCACCAAAAGTTAGCTTTGTCGTAGCCATGTATCAGTTCCAGTAGGCTTTAATTCCCAAGTATTTGAACTTGGATTCGTATTTGTCCATGAGTCCGAACTTGCTGTAATAGCAGTCCAGACATCATTGCTTGCAGGAATGTCTGTCCAAACATTCGTTTCTGGTGTTATTGGCAACCATTCCTCGCCAACAATCATACCGTCAGCAGTTACCGTTACGCTAACAGCAATGCTGGCTATTGGGAAGTGGCTAACTGTTGCACTAGCCGTTACATCAGCCGTAGCATCAATAGAAGCATAGCCGCCTATTTGCCTAATACCACTTGCCGTAACCGTAGTTATGCACGTTATAGCCGCATTGCCATAACGAATGACAGTAGAATTAGATGTTACTGTTGCATTTCCGGTAACAGATGCAATACCGAAAATTGTGTAGTTACCTTGTGCGGTTACAGTTGCCGAACAAGAAACTGAACCATTACCAAGGACAGTCCTAAAGCCATTTGCTGTAACCGTCGCAGAAGCGTTTATAGCCCCGCTGAAGTGGACAATACGGTAAGCATCAGCAGTTACCGTAGCAGCACAAGAAATCGCCCCATTTGCGCTGTAATTGACTCTAGCAGCCGTTGTAACAGTAGCCGTAGCAGATACCGCTGCATTAGCTCTATGATCTACAAACGCTGATCCCGATACCGTTGCCGAGGCTGTAATAGACGCAGACGCTAATACAGGTCTGTCACCTGTACTAGCAAACGTACCAGCCGAAAACGGTATGAATCCAAACATTACAATGCGCTAATCTGTGATGTTGTTAAAGCAGAAATATCGTCACTCGTTAATGCTGATACGTCTGTAGTCGTTACAGGTTGGACTTCCTCTATAGTCACATCCTGCGGCAAAGCATACTCAACCCATTGCTCACTAGACTGCGACCATGACCATTTGTAGCCATCACGGTCTTCTGGCTTAGGATCACGAATAACCCATCCCGGCGGATACCACCAGACCACCTCTTTGCCAGCAGGACAGTCAGGCGCATCAGGCACTTCTATCCAGCCCTCTGTGCCGTCCGTTTGCGGCTTTGGAACACTTCCGTTTTTAGAGTAGAGCATGGTCAGTCCTTATTGCAGAACGAAGGCAGCAGTTGGAGTTGTTGTAACAGTCCTTGCAAAACCTCTTGTAATACGCAGGTCGTCGATGTAGCCGTTAAGCGCACTACCGCCAGTTCTATCTGCACCCACATACATTGAGTTTGTCTGGTTAAAATCGGTACTTACTGTACCTGTTCCATCATTAGTTCCGTTGATATAAATCTTGGTTTGGTTTGTTCCAGTACCTTCGCGCACAACAGCGATGTATGTCCATGTTGCTGACGATATAGTTCCGGTTGACGTTATCGTAGTAGAACCATGAGTAAAGACAACCTGATTGCTTGAATTCAAAGACACTAACCAACCCGTCGTAGCAGTACCCTTGCCAACTAACCCATAAGTTCCAGACGCATTGCGGTATACCCACATCTCAATCGTAAATGCACTAGTACGAAACATCTGGTCAACGGTATGAGGCATTAACAACCAATCACCAGTTCCATCGAATGATATAGAGCTACCACCAAACTTACTCTGCGTCGTGCTTATCTGCGCTCCGCCTACTGTCTCTAGGTCGTTCTTGGCAGTAGCGTCTGTGATGCCAGCGTTGGTGTAGTTGAGGAGAAGCGAGGTGTTGGTGATCGCCGTTAACGGCGCGGTAGGCACAGTAACCGATGCAAAGCCAGAGCCTATCAATACCCTAACACTAGAAATGTAACCAGTAAGAAAATCATTTGCTAGGGTAGAACCACGAACAGCGATAGCTGGTCTTGCAGTTGCATTTGCAAAATTAGTTGAGTTTGAAACTGTAGAGCCGTCCTGCACACCGTTTACAAATAAACGAAGATTGCCGCTAACCCTTGATACCAGAACGTGTGTCCACGTATTTGCGGGTATTACCGTTGTTCCAGTAATTAACGCAGTTGCATCGACATAAAATACCGCAACATTACTGGCATTTCTTTCAAATACAGGAAAATTTCCTGCGGTGGTATTGGGTCGTGCGTCGTATATTTTCATTGCCGATCCTGATGCAGTCGGATACACAAACGCCTCAAGAGAAAAATCACCACTACCAAAAGCAAGCGAAGAACCACCAGCGACTGTTAAATAATCGCTTCCATCAAAATACCCACTACCACCTACAGTAGCTGCGCTGTATGCAGCAGTAGGTAAGAATGGGCTGAATGCTTGGACGGATGTATCTCAACTAGG